AAGACGAATCAAAAGACGAAGATGGTAATACCATTTACAAAGGTATAGCTAAGAGATACTTTGAGAGAACATTCACTTTAAGTGATGATGTTGAAATCAAAGGTGCCGAGTTAAAAGACGGCCTATTGACGGTATCTTTAGAAAAAATTATACCCGAGTCAAAGAAACCAAAAACAATAGATATTAAGTAATTAATATTTTTAAGAGGCCGAATTTCTCGGCCTCTTAAGCCTTTGATAAAAAAGTTCTTAAAAGCTCACCAGTAGTAATAAAATTTCTATAATTTCCACCAACATACCTAGAATTTACAGATATTAATTCATCATCATCAATTTTGTATTTTATTTGTTTAGTTACACCTAATCCACCACCAGTTCTTATCTCAGCTGTTATTTTTTTATTTTTTAATGCTGTGCCTATATTTTCTAAATTTTTCATAAAATATGTTTTAAGTCCTGAACCTATATCAACTGTACTCAATATTTTAGCTTCGGCAGATGTAAAGGCTATAAAATAAGTTATACCATTTAATATACCTTTAATATTTGCCTTTGCTAACTGTTTATAAACTATCTCATAAATCTGCCCTTGTATTTTTCCGTCATTAATTTTTGGTTTTAATTTACTCGCAAGATTATCTATTTTTTTCTTATCTGCATCATTTAATTTTACTCCAAAATATTCAGTTAATTTGCTAAATACTTCTCCAGTAATACCTGTAATTTGACCCACTTGTGTGACACGATTTATTTTTACAGATAATTTTAAAAAAAAATTTGTTTTTTTACCTGTTCCAGGTGTGCCTTTATAACCCTCATAGTAAGTAGTCCCTATATCTGCTTTAGTTTCTCCTTGTCCAATAACGCCTAATGAAACAATATCAATTCTATCCTTACGACCATTTGTATAAAAATATTCAGAATGTTTTTGAACATTACCACTATTTGCAAAAGCAGCTGCATCGTTAAAATAAGATTGTAAATCTGGTGGTACAGTTGTTCCTTTTAATTTACTTTTTAACCAATTAAAAGCACCATCGTTTAAAGCATAATACACAAAAACGTGGTCTTCTATTTTAGGGTTTTTATTTTTACCTATGTATTCTAACGCTTTATTTACAGTTACCGTTTTTAATGGGGGTTTATCTACTATATAACTTTCAATAGTTTTATTTGATGGCTTATTAAAATAATCTTTTAATTTCATAACAATATCTGTGACATTTACCGCACCATCTCTTTTTGATGTAAACTTAGCAACTATTGCGGCTTGCACTATTGCCTCTGCTAGATATCCAAAAGGAACTTTTTCACCATTTTTCATTATATTTCCTGCATGAGGAGCAAAATCAATACGTTCACTTACCTCAATCATTATTTTTTTTAAGTCATCTTTATAATTTATTAAATTTAATTTTTTTTTAGACATTGCTTCTAATAATTTAATAGCTTTAGAATTTGTAGGTGATGGTTTTTTTAATGTGTATATATTTGCATCGCCTGAACCACCCTTGATTAAAGTTACTTGCTCTCCTTTTAATTGAGACAAAGCATGAGATATGTGGCCTTGTAAACTAGATATACTTGTGGTATTAATAATAGAATTTGCCATTTATCATATTTATTGCAATTTACTTTTTTATTTAATTGACTTCTCGTATTATACGTGATATATTAAAAAAATACAAGATGAAAATTAATTACATAATTAAAGAGATTACAAGATTTGAAGCGACAGAGTTTGTGCAAAAATTTCATTACTCTCCGGTGATGCCTTCTATAACTAAACATTTTTTAGGGTTTTTTGTTGATGATATTATCAAAGGTGTAATAACTTTAGGTTGGGGCACACAACCTAGACAAACAATAAATAAGTTATTTCCTGGTTTAGAATCAAAAGATTATTACGAGATAGGCAAAATGTGTATGGACGAAGACATGCCTAAAAATTCAGAAAGTCAAATGGTATCTTCTGCTATAAAATGGTTAAAAAAAAACCATCCAAATGTCTCTTTTTTATATACAATGGCAGATGGTATAATGGGTAAATGCGGATATGTGTATCAAGCCTCTAATTTTTATTTTGGAGAAAAATACTGGACAAATGTTTATTTAATGGATAACGGTGAAAAATTACACCCAAGAAGCACCAAGTCTTTACTGGTAGAAAACGCTAAGTTTTCTGGTAAAAAAAAGTTATTTTGGTTTACAACAGATTATATGAAATACAAAGGTATTAAAAAAATAAAAGGTTATATGTTTAGATATATCTATCCTCTAAATAAAAAGGCAAAAAAATTAATGAAAACTGGTTCTACTTTAAATTGGTCTTTAAATTATCCAAAAGATTCAAACTTAGAATGGATAGATGCTACTGATTCTAAAAATAAAAAGAAAATTAAACAACCTAGTTTTACTTTTGAAAAGGCAAAGTATAATATAAAAAATATAGAAAAACACAATAGAAAAAAATCTTTAGGTACACTTGACAAATTTTTATAGTTGTGTTAGATTAGTAGTTGCGGATATAGTATAAAAGTATTATTCTGGCTTCCAAGCTGGAGAAATTGGGGCAGTACCAGTTATCCGCTCCAAATATTATGAAATACAATGAAGATAAAATCTTAAATGAGATACTTGAATATATTAAATCGACCTATGACCAACACTATTCCACAGGTAAAGATGGATTTCAAGTACAAGACTTATTTAAGACTTTAGACATTGGTAAAGATTTTTGTCATGCCAACGCAATTAAATACTTGTGTAGGTATGGTAAGAAAAATGGATATAATCGTGCTGACTTGTTAAAAGCAGTGCATTATGTTATATTATTATTAAACTATGATAAGGAGAAAGTGAAATGAATATAAGTACAGACACTCTGACTGTTTTAAAAAACTTTTCAGAGATCAATCAAAACATTTTGTTTAGACCAGGGTCTAAAATTAATACAATATCTCAAGGTAAAAACATTGTCGCTCAGGCAGACGTATCAGAAAAATTTGATATGGAGTTTGGTATATATGACCTACCAGAATTTTTAAGAACGGTAGAGATGTTTGAGAAACCAACTTTAAAATTTAATGGTGGTGACTATGTAACAATATCAGACGAAAAGATTAAACAATCTACAAAGTATTTCTTTTCTGATAAATCGGTTATACTTACAATTGAAAAAGGTATAAACATGCCAGATAAGACCGTAGGGTTTACACTTAAAAAAGATGACTACGCAAGATTACAAAGGGCGTATAATACTCTTAACACACCAGACGTTGCTGTCATTGGTGATGGTAAAGTTATTAAATTATCTACAACAGATAAAAAAAACAAGACCTCAAACTCTTACTTTATGATTATCGGTGAGACAGACAAAGTATTTACTGCTTATTTTAGAGCAGAAAACTTTAAGATTTTACCAGATGATTATAATGTTACAATCTCTAAACAAAAGATAAGTAACTTTGAAAGTAAAACAAGAGCGATACAATATTGGATTGCGTTAGAACCTGATAGTACATTTAATTAGTCTGAAGCGAGTGTTATATTATGTCAGACTTTTTATGGGTCGAAAGATTTAGACCAAAACAAATACAAGACTGTATACTACCAAGTGAATTAAAAAATACTTTTAAACAGTTTTTAATCAAAAAAGAAATACCAAATCTACTACTGTCTGGTGGTCCTGGCACAGGGAAAACTACTGTCGCAAGAGCTCTCTGCGAAGAATTAAAGGCAGACTATATCATCATAAATGGTTCAGACGAAGGTAGATACATAGATACACTACGAAATAAGATTAAAAACTTTGCCTCGACAGTCTCTCTTACGGCATCCGCAAATCATAAAGTTGTTATTATAGACGAGGCAGACTATATGAACGCAGACTCCGTTCAACCTGCGTTAAGAAACTTTATCGAAACATTTTTTAAAAATTGTCGTTTTGTCTTTACTTGTAATTACAAAAATCGTATCATACCCGCACTTCAAAGCCGTTGTACAGTAATTGATTTTAAAATTATAAACGGTGAACGTGTAAAGATTGCGACAGAACTATTAAGTCGCCTAGGTTCTATACTTGATGGTGAGAGTATACCATATGAAAAAAGAGTATTGGCCGAACTAATACAAAAACACTTTCCTGATTTTAGACGTATCATAAATGAATTACAGAGATATTCGGTAAGAGGTAAGATTGATAGCGGTATACTGTTTAGTCTATCCGAGGCAAATACAAAAGATTTAATTACAAAACTAAAAGAAAAAGACTTTAACGGTATGAGAAAGTGGGTCATACACAATTTAGATAAAGAACCAAGCTCTTTATTTACAAGTATCTATGACATATTATATAATTCACTTGAGTCAAAGTCGGTTCCTCAGGCGATACTAATTATCGCAGGCTATCAATATAAATCTGCCTTTGTTGCTGACCAAGAAATTAATATGGTCGCCTGTTTAACAGAGATAATGGCAAATTGTAAATTTAAATGAGTTACGAATTAAAAGATTATTTAAGGGCGATTAATGAGACAAAAGAACTGTTATTAGACAGTGATGACCCTATGTGGGAGAAAAAATATCCACCATACGTTATTAATCGTTGTCTATCAGTCTTTTGGGATACGATAATGCCTGTAAACGAA